TGCTTGAGAAGGTTGCACTACTCACCGACAAAGTCGACACAGAGGCCACACGAGCCGCTAACAGCGAAGAAACCGCCGAGAGCCTTAAACAATACCGAGAAAACCAAAAAGGCCACACAGCCGAAAATTTGGCGGAAATGAGGGCAACCTTTGGTGAAGGCACAACGGTGGTAGACATTATAACCGGTGAGAAGATAACCTTATAAAAAAATAAAAGAAACCGAGACGGGCCTTCGGGCCTATCTCTCGTAGTGACAGCTTAAAGGCTGTCTTTTTTTGTGCCTTTTTTAGAGAGGTGATTGTTATAGAAAAGCTACAAAACTACGAGCCTACTAAATTTATGGCAGAGGACAGCGTGTATGATAAAACAATGGCTGACTATGCTGTAGGCTTTATTGAATGCCTATGCCACACAAAAGGTATATGGGCAGGAAAACCCTTTGAACTTATACCTTGGCAGGAGCAAATCATACGAGACCTATTTGGAATCTTAAAACCGAACGGGTACCGACAATTTAATACAGCTTACATTGAAATACCAAAAAAGATGGGTAAATCAGAACTTGCCGCCGCAGTTGCTCTACTGCTCACCTGTGGTGATGGCGAAGAGCGAGCTGAGGTTTATGGTTGTGCCGCTGATAGACAACAGGCATCAATCGTATTTGAGGTGGCGGCAGATATGGTAAGAATGTGTCCGGCTCTAAACAAGAGGGTTAAGATTTTAACTTCTCAGAAAAGGATTGTGTATACTCCTACGAACAGCTTTTATCAGGTGCTGTCGGCGGAGGCATACAGTAAACACGGATTCAATATCCACGGTGTTGTGTTTGATGAGTTGCATACTCAGCCTAACCGAAAGCTCTTTGATGTTATGACAAAGGGTTCAGGTGATGCGAGAACACAACCGCTTTACTTTTTGATAACCACCGCAGGTACTGACACCAACAGCATCTGTTATGAGACACACCAAAAAGCAAAGGATATTCTTGAAGGCAGGAAATTTGACCCCACCTTCTATCCTGTGATTTACGGAGCAGAAGAGAATGACGACTGGACTGACCCTAAAGTTTGGAAAAAAGCCAACCCCTCCCTTGGTATAACTGTAGGCATTGATAAAGTACAGGCGGCTTGTGATTCCGCAAGGCAAAACCCCGGCGAAGAAAACTCATTCAGACAGCTAAGACTCAATCAATGGGTAAAGCAGACAGTCAGGTGGATGCCGATGGAAAAGTGGGATGCCTGTGCTTTCAAAGTTTTAGAAACTGAGCTTGAAGGTCGTGTATGTTACGGCGGTTTGGACTTATCCTCCACCACAGACATCACGGCTTTTGTTTTGGTATTTCCACCTGTTGACGAGGACGATAAATACATCGTGCTACCTTACTTTTGGATACCGGAAGAGACCGTTGACCTTCGAGTCCGGCGAGACCGTGTTCCTTATGACATTTGGCAACGACAAGGCCTCGTACAAACCACGGAAGGTAACGTGGTTCACTACGGTTACATCGAGAAGTTTATCGAAGAGCTCGGAAAGAAATTCAATATCCGAGAAATTGCCTTTGACCGCTGGGGTGCCGTACAGATGGTTCAAAACCTTGAGGGTATGGGATTTACAGTTGTTCCCTTCGGTCAAGGTTTCAAAGATATGTCTCCACCTTCAAAGGAACTTATGAAGTTAACCTTAGAACAGAAAATCGCCCACGGTGGACACCCTGTCCTTCGTTGGATGATGGATAATATTTTTATAAGAACAGACCCTGCAGGAAACATCAAGCCTGACAAAGAAAAGTCCACAGAGAAGATTGACGGAGCTATTGCTACCATCATGGCACTTGACCGTGCGATTCGCTGTGGTGCTGATTCAGGCACTTCGGTGTACGACAGCAGAGGTCTTTTTGTTATTTAATTTTTTTGAAAGGTCGTGAACGCTACGAGTATTTTTTCAGCAATATTTAAGGCTCGTGATAAGCCTATAAAGAACAGCACAGTCGGCAGTTCATATCGTGCTTACTATGGAGGCTCCACCTCCGGCAAAGCAGTAACGGAACGCTCGGCTATGCAGATGACTGCGGTGTATTCATGTGTTCGTATTTTGGCAGAGGCAGTTGCTTCATTGCCGCTTCACTTATACCGATACACAAAAGACGGTGGCAAAGAAAAAGCAATTGAAAATCCACTTTATAAAATACTCCACGATGAGCCGAACCCTGAAATGACATCCTTTGTGTTCAGAGAAACCCTTATGACACATTTACTTTTATGGGGTAACGCTTATGCACAGGTTATACGAAATGGCAAAGGTGAAGTCATTTCCTTGTACCCGTTAATGCCCAACAAAATGACTGTTGATAGAGATGAAAAGGGTAACCTCTACTACACCTATCAAAGGTCAAACGAAGAGGCACCGACAATGAAAGGAAGTACAGTAACCTTAAAGCCGACTGATGTATTGCACATACCCGGACTTGGCTTTGACGGCCTTGTTGGATACAGTCCTATTGCTATGGCAAAAAACTCTATCGGTATGGCAATAGCCTGTGAGGAGTACGGAGCCAAGTTCTTTGCTAACGGTGCCGCACCCGGTGGTGTACTTGAACATCCCGGTACAATTAAAGACCCACAGAAAGTCAGAGACAGTTGGACTAACACCTTTGGCGGTAGTGGTAACGCTAACAAGATAGCGGTGCTTGAGGAAGGAATGAAATATACACCTATTTCTATTTCACCTGAACAGGCACAATTTCTTGAAACAAGAAAATTTCAAATCAATGAAATTGCTCGAATTTTCAGAGTCCCTCCCCACATGGTTGGTGACCTTGAGAAGTCGAGCTTTTCTAATATTGAACAGCAGTCCTTGGAGTTCGTTAAATACACCTTAGAGCCTTGGCTTATAAGGTGGGAGCAATCTCTTATACGCTCCTTAATTTTAGAAAACGACAAGGCAACGCTGTTCATCAAGTTCAATGTTGACGGTCTGCTTCGAGGTGATTATCAAAGCAGAATGAACGGATATGCAATCGGACGACAGAACGGTTGGATGTCTGCAAACGACATCAGAGAACTTGAGAACCTTGACCGCATCCCTGCTGAAGAGGGTGGTGACTTGTACTTAGTCAACGGCGGTATGACGAAACTTGCTGATGCAGGTATTTTTGCAGGAAAGGAGGATAACGCTGATGAGCAAGAAGTTCTGGAACTGGAAGAGCAAGACGGTGAGGAATCAAGCGACACAGGAGGAGACGACACAGAGGACTCTGTTTCTAAACGGAACAATCGCAGAGGAAAGTTGGTTCGATGATGACATCACACCACAGCTTTTTAAAGACGAGCTGAATTTAGGTAGTGGTGACATTACTGTTTGGATTAACTCTCCGGGCGGCGACTGTGTGGCGGCGGCTCAAATCTACAATATGCTGATGGACTACAAGGGTAATGTAACCGTTAAAATTGACGGCATTGCCGCTTCAGCCGCATCGGTAATTGCAATGGCTGGCACAAAGGTTTTAGTGTCCCCTGTTTCAATGCTTATGATTCACAACCCTGCGACCATCGCTATGGGTGATACTGCAGAAATGCAGAAAACAATCGAAATGCTTAATCAGGTAAAAGAAAGCATCATCAACGCCTACGAGCTTAAGACCGGTCTTTCTCGTGCGAAGCTCTCTCATCTCATGGATGCCGAAACTTGGATGGATGCAAATAAAGCCATCGAGTTAGGTTTCGCAGATGAGCTTATGAAACGAAATGCTCTCCCGTTTGAGGAAGAGGATGACGAAAAGGAAGAGGACGAAGAGACCGAAGAGAAAAAGCCTACTAAGGGTGCTGATGAGGACACCGATGATGATGAAGAGGACGAGGAAGATAAAAAGGTCTTCCCTCCTAAAAGCAGTATGTTGTTTTCACAAAAAACTGTTGTTAACAACATCAAGAAAAAGATTGAAAAATCTACAACAAAGTCAAACACAGTATCAGCTGATGCCCTTATGGATAGGCTGAATCTTATTAAAAATTGGAGGTAATTATTATGACAATAATGGAACTTAGAGAGAAAAGAAACAAGGCGTGGGAGGCGGCTAAAGCCTTCGTTGAAACACGCCGTGACAAGGACGGTCTCCTTTCCGATGAGGATGCAAAGACCTATGCAGAGATGGAAAAGAAGGTTCAGAACTACTCTGCAGAAATCGAGAGACTTCAGGCAATGGAGTCTTTAGAGAATGAACTGAGCAAGCCTGTAAACACACCTATCGTAGGCAAACCTATGGGCGGTAGTGATAAATCAAAGTCAGGCAGAGCAAGTGACGAGTACAAAGCAGGTATGCTTAAGGCTCTTCGCACAAACTTCAAAATCATCACAAATGTCCTTTCAGAAGGCATCGA